CAGTTTACTATTGTTTGTTCAAATACATACTACCACAGTTAACACAGTGGGCAGTAGAAGGTGATAGTTTTCAAGTGCAATTTGATTACTATAAAAACAACTTCTTTGATGAATTTGATCTAGCAAAACGTGAATTGTTTTACGATTTTAATGCAGATGGAACCTATGATGAAAGCGAACGACAGTTACAACCTAGTCAAAGGTTAGTTAGATAATGAGTATTCGTAACAGCATTGCAGAAAACATTGTTGAAACACTCACTGACACAAATGATCCAAAACCCATTTATGTTACAAGAGAAAGTATTGATTTAGAAAACTTATCCAGAGCACAGTTTCCTAGCATAGTAGTCAGAACAAGTGACGAAGTGCGTAGTGAACTAACAATGCTGGGTAGCAGTGGATCACGCTTTAGCACAATGAACGTTGTATGTGAATGTTATGTCACAGGCACAAACATTGATCATCAACGCAATGAAGTTGCAGAGAGAGTTGAAGAAGCTCTAGTTGCAGATTTAACACGCGGCGGTGTTGCTAAGAATACAAAACTTGTTGAACTAACAGTTGATCAGGGCATTGACAAACGATTTGGCCTAATAAGCCTTACGTTTGACATTGAGTACATTTATACAAGAGGAGCAGCATAATGCTTAAAGTAACTAAAAATGGTCGTGTAAGATCAATCAACGAACAGGACTTAGCTAACCATAAGCAAATGGGCTGGTCCATGGTAGATGTGGCTAACACGGCAGAAAAAACAAAAACTAAAACAATCAAATCAGTTGAATTGGAAGTACATGCAGATGTGCTTGACGAGACTGATGACGACTTAACACCTACAGAGGAGAAATAACCATGAGTGTATACACAGGTCAATTTGGTGTTCTTAAAGTTGCAGATGCCTCAGGCACACTGCAATCAGTTGCGGAATTAAGAAGTTTTTCAATTGAGACTTCAACTGAAACTATTGAGAATACAACAATGGGCGACACCAGTCGTTCATACTTCGCAGGATTAAAATCATTCAGCGGAACAGCAGATATCTTTTATGATAACGATCAATTAGAATCAGCAGGATCAGCTGACATTCCAGCGTTCCTAGGTGGTATCAACCAAAGCGGTTCAACACCAAGAAACGATGTAGTGGCATTTGAAGCATATCCAAATGGAACAACAGTTGGTGATCCAAAGATTAGCGGAAACATTATTATTACAGGTTACAGCATTACATCAAGTTTAGATGGAATGGTTGAAGCAAGTATTAGTTTCACTGGTTCAGGCGATGTTACATTGAACGGATCAGCCTAATATGTCTTTTGGCATTAGTATAAAATCAAGTAGTGGAGGCTCTTCTGGGGTCTCCACTATGAAAAGTGTAATTGCTAAAATTACAAAAAAAATTGAAGCTGATGTTGACAGAATTGGCAAAGATATTACAAGAGATCTAAAACAAAATGAAACTCCATATAGAACTGGACAAACTGCTAGAGCTTGGACCCTGCGTGATAGGCCAAAAGGTTTTGAAATAAGTAATAACAAGACCTGGATTGGTAGTTTAAATGAAGGCAACTGGACAAGCAAAGGCAAGACAAAAAAAGGACCTAGTAGCCGTAAAAACTGGGTGCAAGCTAGTGTTAAACGCAACACAAAATAAACACAAGGAAAATGTAAATGAGTAAAATTTTAGAAAATGCAACCAAACACTTTAATGATTTGGTGCAGAATAATTTAAAAGAGCTTCATGTTGAAGAGTGGGATACTACAATCTATTATCGTCCAACGCTAACATGGAGACAACAAAGTAAGATTTTGGATCTAACAACAAATGGTAAAACAAGTGAAGCATTAATTGAAACACTTATTATTCGTTGTCTAGACAAAGACGGCAAGCCGTTATTTAATGGTCCTGATAGAGTAACACTGAGCAATGAAGTTGATCCTAGTATCATACTTAAAATAGTAGGTGAAGTAAATGGCACAGTTGTTGACAATAAGGAAATGGAAAAAAACTTAGAGTAGACCATGATTTACAATTCCTCATGTGGTTGTGCGAACAGTTACATATTACGCTACAGCAGGGAATGGACCTCTCAGAATTTGAGGTGAGATTATGGTCGCAATACTTTAAGATAAAACAACAAAAGGAAAAACAGCACCGTGGCAAAAACAGAAGAATATAAGATTTTAGTAACTGCTGAAACCAACAAAGCAGTTAACGGTGTTAAAGGATTGGCAACTTCCTTTAAAGCATTAGGTGCAGCAGTTGTAGCCGCTGGTGTTGTTAAGTTTGGTAAAGAAATATTAGATGCATCTAAAAAGATGCAGACATACCAAAACCAATTGAGACTTGTAACAAAAGGTCAAGCAGACTTAGAGCGACTAATGGGTCGCTTAACACAAGCAAGTATTCAAAACAGAACCAGCTTTGCTGCAACTGCTGAACTATTCCAAAAGTTAGCAGTAAGCACAAGCGACTTAGGCAAAACAGAAGATCAACTAATAAACGTTACAGGTAAACTATCGCAGGCTCTTGCAGTTGCAGGTGCTGATGCTGGAACTACCAATGGCGTTATTAGACAGTTTGGTCAAGCAATGGCCTCAGGCGTGGTGCGTGGTGACGAATTCAACTCAATCGTTGAAGGACTTGGACCAGCACTTGCAATCATGGCACAAGAAACAGGACTCAACGTAGGTGAACTGCGTAAAATGGCAACAGCAGGTGAATTAACTGCTGAAGTTATGTTTGAAATGTTTGAAAACAGTGAAGCCTTAAGTGCAAGTTTCAATAACATGGCAATTACAACGCAACAGTTGGAAACACAGTTCTCAGATAGTTATACTGCAATGTTAGCCGCACTTGGTGAAACAACAGGTGCAACAAGTTTATATGATAGTGTACTACAAAGTCTAATTAGAACAATGGACCAGTTAAGTGGTAGACAAGGTGCTGTTGCAAATCTAAGTAACGAAGAATTAATGAGTTACAAAGACAGAGCTGCCGCACTGCAAGAAATGGAAAAAAGACTACACGCTGCAACATTCCAAACTATGGCGTTTAACATGGCAACATTTAAAGCAAACAAAGTTGCCAGAGACGCAGTAGCGGCGCAAGTAGCACAGTTAAAACAGTTAATTGAAGAAGAAAAACAACAAGCCGCTTTAAACAAAGCAAAAACAGATGCATACAACAAAGAAGTAGAACAAGTTAACAAACTGCTTGGTGCAAACAAAAACTTAATTACAACATATAAAAATATGGACACCAAGAATTTCTTAACTGGCTTGGAAAAACTACAAGCAAATTATGATAGTAGTAAAGATGCAGTTATTAGATTAACACTGAGCATGGAAGCGTTAAACCAAGAAGGCTTGGATAACACACACATGTATGGCAGTCTAGAGAAAGCTCTTAAAAATGCAACTATTGCTAGAGACGCACATCTTAAAAAGTTAACTGAAGAAACAACCAAAATAAAAGAAAAGAATAAAGAAGACTTCTTTGCACTGCAACAACAAAAGAAAGCAAACGAACTTACTTACTTGAGTCTTAGAGCAGCAACTGAAACAGATCAAGTTCTCAAAGATAGAATAGCCAACTTATCAGAATATAAAAATACACTTAAAAATATTGCACAAGCAGAATTTGATGGTGCCATAACTGCCTTAGATGCTACAAACCTAAGAGCAGACGCAGAAGCGGCATACACAAAAGGCTACAAAGATCTTGCAGCGGAACGTGTACAAGCAGCGAGAGAAGAAGAACTTGAAAAGATGCAACTGTTCTTAGACGCTGAAAAGAAAAAGCGTGATGAACTATTACTAACAAGACAGTATCAATTTAAACAAGCAGGTATGAGTGATGATGTAGCAAAGAAGGCTGCAGAAAACGTACAAGCATATGAAGAAGATAAAACAAAGTTCTTAATTGGACAAGGTGCAAACTTCTTTAAGGCATTTAGCCAACAATCAAAAGAAGCGTTTGAAGCCTACAAAGCAATGCAAATTGCACAAGCCTTAATTGACACATACAAAGCGGCAACTGCTGCATATGCCAGTTTAGCAGTGATACCAGTTATTGGTCCTGTGCTTGGTGCAGCGGCTGCGGTAGCGGCAATTGGATTTGGTATGCAACAGGTGAATGCAATCAAGAGTCAACAGTATAGTGGTAGACAGTTTGGTGGTCCTGTTACAGGTGGATCAACATACATGGTTGGTGAAAATGGTCCTGAAATTTTTCAAGCAAGTCAAAATGGCAGCATAGTGCCTAATCATAAATTAGGTGGCGAAGCTCAAGAAGTAACTGTAAACTTCAACATAGAAGCTGTAGATGCCTCTGGCATTGATGAGTTGATACTGCAACGCAGAGGCATGATTACAAACATAATCAGAGAAGCCACAGAAGCCAACGGAAGAAGGAGCATGGTATAATGCCTTTTACATTACCAAGTACGCCAGGATTTAGTGCATTGAATTTAAGTAGCAATAATGCTACACAAACTTCAAGAACAGTAAACGGGCGTGTAATTAGTCGTAGCAACGATACACAGTTTTGGAGTTTTACTGCAAGTTATCCTGCCATGACACGAGCACAGGCAGGTCCGCTTATGGCTTTTATTGTTAGCCTAAAAGGACAGTTTAATTCATTTACAGCAGTGCTACCAGAGTATTCAACAACTGCAGGTGCACTAACAGGTCAAGCAGTTACAACAACACAAAATGAAGCAGTTGGTGCAACTGAAATTGAAGTGACTTGTGCAAGTGTAACCACACAAACAGGTGCACTAAAAGCAGGTGACTTAATCAAATTTGACAACCACAACAAAGTTTATATGATCATCAGTGATGTTGACATTGCCAGTAATTTAGCAACAATGACCATAGAGCCAGGCTTGATAGTAGCAACAGATAGTGGAGCAACAGTAGATTATATAGATGTGCAGATGACATGTAGACTAAGTAATGATATACAAGAGTTTACAACCAGCACAAACAACTTACTACGATATGAGTTAGATGTTGTAGAGGATTTATAAATGGCACGCGGATTAGGTAGCACAATTACAACGGCAATTAGTGCGGATGAAATAATATATGCTGACCTACTAGAGTTGCACTTTCCAACACCAATATTCCTCACTGATGCACCACATGATATGTACTTAACCACATCAACCAGCGGTGGCGATCAGAGCTTTGCAGCCAACGGCGAATGGTTGGGTTACAGCAATGTAAGTGAAACAGGTGTGCCACGTATTAATAGTGTAAGTATAACACTTGACGGCATAAGCACAACATTTCCAAATCAATTCTTAAACAATCCATATGTTAACACCAGAGCGGTAATTTATAGAGTATTCTTAAATGATGACCATAGTGTTATAGGATCTCCTGTAATGATATGGGACAGTGAAATAACCAGTTACAATATCCAAGATAGTACACAGGCATCACAGGTTACAGTGGTAACCAGTAGTGTGTTTTATGATTTTGAAAAAACTAGAGGACGCAGATCAAACAGTGCAAGTCAGCAAGTATTGTTCCCTGCAGACAGAGGATTTGAATTTGCCACAGTAGACGTCAAAGATTTAAGATGGGGTAAAAAAATATAATGGGTTTCTTTAGCGGAATTACAAAAATCTTTAAGAAGATTGTCAAAGGCGTTGTTGATATCGTAACTGGCATTGTTAACGTTGTAGTTGATGCAGTTAGTTTCTTGACAGGGGGGTTATTTGACACTCCAGATGTTGGAGCAATGAACAACACACAATCAGAAGCACAAAGCATACTGTTAAACAACACAGGCAGTTTAACAAATATACCAGTGATATACGGACAACGTAAAGTTGGTGGTACTATTGTGTTTATGAACACAAAGGGTGGTAGAAATCAAGACTTGTATATGGCAGTTACACTTGGAGAAGGCGAGATATCTAGTGTAGATCAAATCTTCATAGATGGGGTGTTAAACACAGACAGCAGATATAATGGCTTGCAAACAGTAAATGCGTTTACAGGCTCTAGCACACAAACTGCTAGTAGTTTGCTCAGTGAAACAACTCAATGGACAAGCAATCACAGACTACAAGGTATAGCATATCTAGCATGTAAGTTTACACTGCTAGAAGTAACCACACAAGAACAGTCAGATAAAAATCCATACGGTGGTGTTCCACAAGTGCAAGCAGTAATCAAAGGCAAACTAATTAAGAGTGCAGCAGGCTTGACAAACAGTCATAGCACTGCATACAATGATGAAACAGGATTGATATATTCAAATAATCCAGCAGATGTTATTTTAGATTATATGAGAAATCCTGTGTATGGCGCAGGCGTTGCCAACGACAGAATTGACTTTGCAAGTTTTAGTGTTGCTAGAGCCAGATACGCAACAGCAGTTACATACCAAGATGGATCAACAGGTCCACTACACGAAATAAATGCAGTGATAAACACAGGTGAAACAGTAATGAGTAACATCAAAAAACTGTTGGCACACTGTCGCAGTGGTATGCCGTATGTGCAAGGTAGATTCAAGTTAAAACTACAAGACACAGGCAACGAAACAAATCCACAAAATCCACTGCCAACAAGCACATACGATATCACAACTGCACACTTGCAAGATGGTATAAAAATAACAGATGGCGGTGTAAGAGACCAAGGCAATCAAGTGCGTGTAAGTTATATTGACCCAGCAAACAATGATTGGACACCACTTGAAGTGGTATATCCAACACTAAACAGTCAAAGAGACCAAGAGATGTTAGCAGAAGATGGAGGTGTAAGAACTATCAAACAATTTACATTTGATTATTGCACCAACAAAAACATAGCAGGTTACTTGGCTAAAATGTTATGTGAAAATGAACGTAATCGTAAAACACTTGGTGTTGTTACAACCAGCGAATTACACGAAGTTGAAGTTGGTGATGTAGTTACACTAACATATCCAAACTTAGGTATAGCTGGCAACTACTACAAGGTAGTAAGCCATGATATACAATCAAACTACACAGTAGCATTAGGCTTGGTAGAACACAATGCACAAAACTATGTGTTTGATAACAGTGAAGTGTTACTAGGCTCAAGCAAGCAAAAACAGTATGTTGGTAACAGACCAACATACGCATACAATTATGATGGATCAGATGGTAGTTGGAATCAAACACCAGTAGTACCAGATCCTGGCATACCAAGTTTACCAGATAACGATCCAACTGGACCAACAGACGCAGAATATCAAATAACCAGTGTAGTCAGTGAATTCAAGTTAGATAGACCAAACATACAGTTAGAAACAGTAGGAGTAACTGCAACTATACCAACTTGGGTTGTAGATAGTGCAAATCTCTTGCATGTGCAACTGTTCGTAGCAAATACAAACTCATATGTTAACATGGTAACAATAAATCCAGGTGTACATATTATCAGCGATGACGGTGCAGGCAGCGGTGTTTACAAAGTAAGTTTAAACATTGACCTCAATGGACAACCACAACTGTTTCGCATAAGCAGTGAAATGACAAGCGGACAAGTATTCTTATCACAAAACTTCAGTTACACAGCTGGCACTAGTATCTTTAGCAGTAGTCTTGGAGGAACAGTATAATGGCACAAGTAAGTACAAGAACATATGATTGGCAAGACTTGCAAGATGATACGGTAACTTGGGCTGATTGGTTACAATGGACAGGCAATGGCACTACGATAAATGGTAGCACAGGTTTTGACGATCTAGTGTTTACAAGTAGTGCAAAAGATTTTGGTGTAAGTAGATTGTTTTATGCACTAGTAGATGCACAGAGTGTAGGAACACACTCTATTAAGTTATTAATAAGTGATGATGATACAACATACACAGAAGTAACACCAAACAGTCATACTGCTCGTTATGTAAAAGTAAAGATAACAGTGGCAAATGCTAGTGCCTCTGCACAACTAACAAGTTTTGATGCACAGTTTTATTTTGATCCTATCTCAGAAAGTTTTGATGATTTGTCAATAAGTGCAAGTGGAACAACCTTGCCTATAGCACAAACATATGGCAATGTAACAGGAATAACAGGTAGTAGTGCTCGTAACATACAAGTAGTGCTAACTGATGAAACTGCAAGTGCACCAGTGGTGACTGCATACGACTTGGACACGTGGGGCAAGATAGCTGTTGCAACAACTGCTACAATAACAGTTACAGGTATGCCAAGCATAACAACTGACAGTGTAGGCAATGTTGTGCTCGCATAAATAATTTTAACAAAGGTAAATTCAATGACTGACGAAGAGCGTCTAATTAGATTAGAGACAGAAATAGTAAACTTGAGAGACACTCAGATGAAGCACATGTGTGACAATATTAAAGAATTAGAGAAAAAAGTAGACAAACTTGACGGCAGGATTTGGATGATCC